AGAAGAAGACGCATACATTAATGGTATATTATTATAGTGACAGATCTTTTGTATTCTTGTAGTATTTTCTACATTATTTTTCCAGTACTTTTCTGGATCTTTTATACTTTGTCTTACGTTCGCATAAGCTGCAAGATGTATAACATAACTACAATCTTTTGGATCAAAGTCTTTTATGCACTGAGGAGGATCTTGTCTTAAATCCCATTCAATAACTTTATGTCCATCTTTTTCAAGTCTTGTTTTTAAGTGGCTTCCTATAAAACCACGCGAACCCGTTAATGCTATATTCATACGAAAAAATCCTCCAACGTATTTAATTTTTCTTCACCAGTCCAATGAGGATAAGCAGATCTAGATAAATGTATGGAATGTGGCATTTCCATATTCTTAAAATCAAGTTGACTGTCTTTGTTTAATAAGTAATCTACCCATCTAATTATTTTAACTCTCTTTGCCACTTTTTCAAGCTCTTCTCTAAATACTAACCTACACTTGTTTCTTTGTTCCCACGTACCCCAAAATGGCTTATTTTTGTAGTAACCAGACTTTGGTAATTTTCGAGATTCGTCTTCTATTGGTAACAACTCGTATATTGAAACGTCTTTAACTGGTAATTTTTCAGCGGCTTCGACGTATCTTCTTGCGAGCTGCTTTGTATTTTCTAAATAATCGCCTTCGATTCTGCAAAGATGATGTCTTACGTCGATATTACCAAAATATATTTCAACTTTATTAAAAGTATTTATGGGAGCAGCATCTTCAATAAATTCTTGAAAACCAGATTTCAATGCTCCATTGAGAGTCTTGAACGGCACCGAATTAACTACCCAATCTGGTCTGTACATACAAATCGAATGACTATCACCAATAACTATCTTATTAGATAATTTTGGATATTTAATAAATTCAGCAGTATCATGCATTCTTTTTAAATTGTTTAAATCAACGTCATTCCAAGCGTCTAATATTGCTCCGCCAGTTTCTCTAGCTCTATCAAGTCTTTCTTTTATCATTTCATGATAAGCTGGAAATTCAATACCAACTGAATAAACTTTACCTTTAAACTGAGAAAAGTTACGAGTATTCTCTACGTATGGAAAACCTTTAACACCACCAAAAAAGTTAAGTCCGCCAGTCCAATCGCTGCCATGGTACACATACATTTCGTCAAATTGATTGTGGTCTTCTATTTTACCACCCCAATTGATTTCTATATCAACCCCAGTTTGTTTTAGCATATCGGCATATATTACGCCTTGAGCGCCACGATGAGATTGTGGCCTAGCAGCTATCGGTATAAATGGACAATTCATTACTGCTTTCATACGAAGAATTCCTCTAATGTATTTTGTTCTGTAAGCTCAGTAGCTCTTGACACTTTACGTTTGTCGCAAAGCTTTTTATCATCTCTTATCTGTAAGTATATTCCAAACTGACAAGATAGAACTTCGGTACCATAATATTTTAAACCATCTTGTTTTTCTCTAAACAATTTAGTACCATCTGGCATATCTATATTATAAGCTTCTGGATGAAACCAAACGTCTTTTGTAAGTCCGCATTCTTCTCCATTTTCTCTTAAGAAGTAAATTGCTTCTGCGTGTAATTTGCGCGGAGCTTCTGGCCACATTCTATTTATCAGATAAACAGCACCCGGCCCAGGAGCACAAAACTTATCATCGTGATAGTACTTCATTTGTGGCAATACGCTCGTAGAAGCAGCACCGTGAAAACCATAATACTCGCCAATCCCAGGTAGTTGTCTTAATATTACGTAAGCTTGTTGCATATTTTTAGCTTCAGATAATTTTTTATAAGTTCCATTATATTTAAATGATGCCACCCAGTCAACTACGTCAACTGGATGGAAAGGTCTATCTGGATTATTATATTTTTCACGACAGTAATTTCTTGAAGCAGCTTGAATAGAAGTATGAAGTTCAGTAGTTCCCCATATCGGTCTCTTCTTAGTCTTTGCTATTTCAATATTACTTCTAAGTTCAACAAGATAATGTGGATCATTATCAGCTAACTTATCAAAATCTACAAAACAATCATTTGGATCTGTACTATTAGTCAAAGCCATGTGCACGCCACGAGCTCCATAAAAGTGAGATATGATACCATTGCCAAGTATATTAAATTTAGACATATTTTGCTGAGCTATCACCGTGCCGATATATCTCATTCTATCGTCAAGAGTTATAGTCGGATGAAAGTATTCGACGTCTCTTCCTAAGCCATAGTCAACTTCGCCATGCCTATTTAAATTATCATATTCTTCATCTATAAATCCAAGATTAATACACGAACGCGTATTAATCTTTTTTAAAAAATGATTGAAATCTAGCATTAGGTCTTTATCAAAAGACCACCAGTCGTAATTATACATATTTGCTCCTAATGATAGGTTCTTCTTTTCGGTTCTTCTGGCCGTTCCGGAACCTCAGTTTGACCATTATACGGCATCCAATGAGTCACGTCTCCAGTTAGCCAACCGCCTTCCATATCAGTAAATACGTGCATATCCGGATAGTATTCTCCAGTTTCTTCATCGGTGTAGAATCCAGTGAATCTACCAAAATGAACTCCTACGTATTCAAAATAATAGAAGACTTTTTCGCCTATTTTAGGCAATTTATCTTTAGTTTTAATCCATTCCATTTTTACTCCTTTGGCACTAAATGATGATGTATATGTACACATTCTATATGTGGACATTGTTTTTTAATCTCTCCAATTTGGATTGGATCGTCATCAAAATGTATATTGATTTTATATCCAAGCCATTCGAGATGTTGAAACCATTTAGCTTTAGATTGTCCTGATTGTTTTCTATCATTAAAGTCTTTCGGCTTTGGATTCATAAACAATGGATTATCTATACCTTTTGCTTTCAACATTTTTGTGGTTTCTTTTCTAGTGTGAATAGATCTTCCAGTTACAATAATATCTCTTGGCCCTGGATATATACCATCATATTCGCCCATGTATATAACCCCATCAATATCAAATGAATTGATAGGATGTTTTGGAGCCGTAAACCACGGATCAAATGGTTTACGCATAATCGGTTTCTTCTGCCTGATACGTGTAGGTAAGTCTAGAAGCTTTTGGATTATTTTCTTTTCTCTGTTCTTCAGTAATGTCAGTATATTGCCTGTTGGCAAGCATATCGCATTCATATTTAGCCTCATCAGTTTTAAGTTGTAATGGTGGAGTTTTTTGAGTCCATGCTGATGGTCCTCTTAAATAACCAACAATACCCATTTCAGCTGCGACCTTACAAAATCTGATAGCAGAAACAACTACACCGCCAGAATTTGGAGAATCTTGGACGGCTAATCTAGCTGTGAGCTCATATCTAGCTCCACCAAATCCGTAAGCAACAATATCAAAGTTTGCTATCTTTTGATCGGATGCTACATATTTACCACCCGGTTTTTGTTGGACAGTTAAAGATGGACCTGCATACAATGTAGCTCCAGCCATTGGCTCGTCTCTTACAACGTTTTGGCCTTTCAAAACATTTTCTTTTGATATGTGTTTATTATGTAGTCTTTCTACTTTAGCCATATTTAAGAAGTCTGTATTAGCTGTTCTACCAGTTCTAATATTTTCTTGACCTTGAGTAGAACCAGCTGCCATATTCATCTGAATATGTTGAGTTACTTTAAGACCAGAATCTATCATAGCACCTTGTAGTACTTCAGACATTCTTGACGCGCCCCAAGCTGATCTCATATCAGAACCAACTATGGTTAATCCAGCATCGATAAATTTTTGTTCGACTCTTTTGGTATCTTTAGTAGATATAATAGTTGGAATACAATTTACAAAATGTACACCAGCTTTTAAGGCTACGTCCACGTAGAACTTAGATAATTTTTCTGAGCCAACTGGCGCATAATTAACTAATACGTCAACTTCAGCTTCTTTAACAATATTGACAATATCATCAAAAGATTTAGCAGCTTCAGCTCCAGTTCTAAATGATACCTCTTCTGGATAGTCTAACATATGAGGTGCAACACCATCGAGTTCAGGACCAGAATAAACCATGGCACCTCTTTTAATACAACCAGATGTATTAGAGCCATTTTCAAGTATTTCTTCTACATGGTCCATTGCACAGTTAGGAGCTGCACGCAATGCTTCTACCAATGGCTTATTTACTTTTCTTCTATCAACATCAAAGCCAACTACAAACTCGATCTCGTTTACAGTATAACCACCAATTGAGTCATACATAAGACCAACTTTATCTTCTGGATTTGCTTTGTAATATTGAATGCCTTCAACTAAGGACTTTGCGCAGTTACCGACACCGATAATACCGACTTTTATTTTGGACATTTTTGACATATTTATCTCCTTTATATCAGTTTATTTACGTGAGTGGTTTGTCCGGAGTAGAGTAGCTCACGTGTATAAGTAGTTATAACACTCCTTAATCTTCTTTTTTTCAAATTCTTTATCGTTTAATTGTCTATTTAAACCTGATGGATGTGGCATCTTAAAATGATCTATGTTAAGTTTTTTCAAGGAGTTTGATGCCACATTACCAAGTGCGATAACTTTGTCGTACTTGCTCGTAACTTTTAAGCTATCGTAATCTATAGTATACTTTTGACCGTATTCTTCGCTGCAATTCATAAAGTCATATCCACGATTTAGTTTCCATTCAGCAGTCCACTGGTTTAGTTTTCTAAACGTACCAGATTTTTCAACTGATGACGGATTTTGACCTACTATTATAACTTTATCCATTCCCATTTCACACCTGCTTCATCAAAAAAATTTTGTGCATCTGCGCATGACACTGACCATTTATCATCAAGGTCTTCACGCATTGGCATAACTACACGTTCCACGCCTACTTGAATTAATCCTTTTGCGCAATCTCTACAAGCTGGAAGTCCAACTACATAAACTGTCGAACCTTTTAATGATACGCCATTATCTGCTGCGTTATATATTAAGTTCATTTCAGCGTGCACAATCATTTTATATTTTAAAGGTTTTTGTTCATACCTAAATGGATCATCACTCATACCTCTAGGAAAGCCATTATAGCCTTGAGCTATGACCGTACGATTTTTAACTGCAATGGCACCTACTTGTGTAGAAGGATCTTTTGACCACGACGCCACAAGCTTTGCCATTTCTAAAAATCTTATGTCCCACTTATTTGACAAGATCAAAATGCCTTTCATAAACATGTAAGTTTTGTACTTGCCATATTATATCGCCAACTTCCATTTCTTTTCTGTAGTCAGCGTCAGCGGCATTAGCAAGATAGCAAGAGTTATATTCTCTAGTCAATTGCTCTAAAACATAAAGCTGCCAAGCATAGTCATTCTTATATCCGAACACGACATCGTTAGAGCGCATTTGGACAACGCAGTGTACTTTAGCATCGCGTATGTAATAAGTAACGGCGTTAGTACATATAAAGTCATTCTTACCATCTTCATTATATTCCTCCCATATACTTGGTCTGGTATAAATCATCGTAGCTCTACGGCCATCAAGGTTTGTAAGTAACTCGTCGAGAACTCTGCCAAACTGATGATGATATTTATCAGAATAAATTATGTGGCCATAATTAGAGTTAATCTCGCCATAAGTATTTGCAGCGGCTTTCCAAGCAGCTGGTACGTTTCTATTATAAGTATCAGACATCCAGTTAACATTTGTTGACTGACTTTCATACCAAGCTTTTTCGATCTCGATATATTCATCGTTAGGTGTACCAAATATTGTTGGCTTATCAGCCATAAAAGAAGCACCTATCATTTCAATAGTCTTTTGACCAGTTCTATCAGTTACAAATTCTTCATTGGCTAACGCATCAATGAAGTAATGTTTTATGTCAGTTGTGTTTGGATGTATCATAATTTTTTAACCTTTGGCTTATTAAACATATCTCTATCAGGAGTTTGACCTTCCATTTTACCACGCATATAAGATACAGCAAAAGAGCAATAGTTAATCATATCTTTGTACGTATCTTCAAGAGACTCATATTTTGGATTATTACCAGACTCAAGTAGCGATGTGGCACGAGTAATTTTACCAAGTATTATATCGTGAATAGTATCGATACCACGACGATAATGCATTGCCTGAGTCACATTAGATGTATCACTTTGATAGTCTTGCGATTTTTGTAGTTGTAAGCTTATACATTCATGTAAAACTTCTACTGATTCTTTACGATTTTTCAATTTGATCTCCATATATAAAATGCCCGTTATCTAAATCTATTATACAATATTCTAATAGGTTTGTAAACATTTTTTTTACATTTATTCCACACTTAGAGTAATGTCTAGGCTCTGGCATGATTTCAATCTTTTTGATCTTGCATAAGCCATATTCGGTTTCAATGACATCGCCAACATAAGTAATATTGTCATGTCTTACTTCGCCATCAGCGTCATATTTAGCTTCATTTTCTAATTCATTCCAATCTAACATTACTTAACTCCTTGTTCTTTAGCCGCAGCTATGATAATTGGAGTTAAGATTCTTTCGATATTATCTTCCCACATATCCCAGCTATCTCTATTAAAAGATCTGAAAGAATTCATTGTAGGAATACACCACTTATCGATATAGTGATTTTCGTTCTCAGCAAAGATACTTACAAATAAACCTCTTTTATTACAAAGACCATTGTTAAAGAAATCATAAGCAGCATTTTGAGCTCTTCTGAACTTTTCTAAATGCTTGTTCTTTGACATTGGATTTTCGCATCTACCAGCAGCTGGTATAAGATCGTTTAACTTATCTCTTAAACTTTCAAAACCTGAGTTAACACCCCAGTTATTTGTAAATAATTCTAATTGCTTCATTTTCAACTCCTTAATTTTTTATTTTATAGTTATATTATATACTAAAAAAATCACTTTGTAAACGTTTTTTTTCACTTAAAGTGATTTTTTCACTTAACATGTTAATCATCGAATTGGTTATCGAGGAATTCGAATTTGATTTTATTGTTATGAATTTTTTGTAGACGAGAAAATTCTTTGTGAAAATTAGATAAAGACTCGAACCAGTACTCGATTGTATTGTCCGGGTATGTAATTTTAATTGTAACCATAATATAAACTCCTAATTAATTATTTAATGTATACATTATACCACATTTTCTTTGAGTTGTAAACAAGTTTTCACTTAACATGTTAATTGGCTGCTAGGGGTGGATTCGAACCACCACGCCCGCTAAGACAATAGGGAAACAACCTATCGCGTCTACCATTCCGCCACCCAGCAGTATTTTTAAATAGTATCTAAGGCAGCAATCATTCTTGTCATACCGATTCCACCTCCAACTCGTGGAAAGAAATCGAACTTTAAGAATTCTTCTAGTTCTTTTTCTACTCTATCTTTACCAAATAAATCAAATAGTAATTTAGAGTAAGAACCATCAGTTATTGTATGAAAAGTATCTCTCATTTGGTCTACGTTGGTAGATCTTTCAGCAGATCCTATAGTTTCCATACCACCAAGTATTACATCAATCTTTTTTGAATGAATACCATCATCATATCTACTCATGTTCCAAAATGGACTTGTAAATTCTGGAAAATCTGTAATCATGGCAGTAGTATAATCTTTTTTCATTAAACCTTCATGCTCAGCAGTAAGTTCATCGGTGGCTCCATATTCATCTTGCCAGTCTTTATACGTTTTTTCTGTTGGTTTTTTAAAACCAAGATGCTCGCATAATTCATATTCCATTGTTTTTAAATCTTCTATAGTTCCTGGGAACTCGAACTCGAACATTGGAAATATTATGTCGTGTCTTCCAGGGATCGCATTAGGCTCTTGTCTATATGAAGTTGATACACAAAAGAAACCTTTAGAGTCTGGCTTTGAAAGTAACTCGTGCTCTAACCACATTTGACCAGTCTGTGGTAATGGCCACTTTAGTCCAGCATAATTGTATGTTGCAACATTAAATGGATCTTCGCACGCGGCTAATATTGATAATCTATTTTGAGTATGAACTTCTAAAAAGCCCTTGCCCAAAAAAAATGACCTTAAAAGGCCAACTGTGTCTGTGAATTTTTGTGGGGATATAAGTTGTGTCATGATAATTCCTTTTTATTTTACATAAATCTTAATATATATACAAGTTTTATGCGTTAAACTTAAATAATTTTAAATATTTTTATATACATATTCGAGAGCTCTATCGGCTTCTTTTTCTAATGGACGGGATTTGTACCAATTACCAGTTTCTACATCAAGTTCTCTGCATAGAGTAGTAATCTCTTGAGCTGTAATAGGATATTTATTCTTAACTGCATTACCAGCAATAGCTACCATTATTTGATACATCTTATGATACCAACCGGTATTATTAATCATTCTATATTCTTTTTCTAATTGTTTTGGAAAGAAAGGACAGTTTCTATATGACGACCAATTTACGTTTACGTTATCTAATTTAGATTTTCTATGTTCAATAATTTCTTTCTGCATATCTTCAGGTAATCTATCAAAAAAGCTATTGCTGTTTTTTTCTCGGTACGGATGCTTGTTCATAACCATATCTGGATCGATATGATTGCCAGGGTTACTAAAGATAAAGTTAAAAGCATTATCATATTCTGCTGGTATATAATACATGCGAGATAAATCTTTGGTTTGTTTATCACCGAGGTCGCCGAGTGTCGTTTGGAGAGCAAACCAAAAGTGTCGAATCTTTTCAGCTTGAACTGTTTTTGTAAGAGGAAAGACAAGGCGAAACTTTGGTAAAGATTGTGTAGAGCTAGCAGTAGAGTAACACACGAACTTATAAGTACCAAAGCGTGTACGTAAATTGTCATATAAATCTCCTTCAAATTTAAAATCATCAACGTCAACTGCGCACCAGTTTGACCACATCGTAACGTTGTCATTAGCACGAGTAGTATTTGGTTTGTATTGTGCCGGTGACATGAGCGGTGCGTCTTTTTTAGACTTTATTTTTCTCTTTGAAAGACCATATAACGCCTTTTCAAAAGAATCAAAATCTTTAAAAGTTAGTCTTTGACTAGTTTTATTATCAAAAATACTATTGAAAAGAGTCAGCGATGTTTCCACAATTATCCTCATGTACTGGACCTTCCCAACCTTCTGGCTTTACCAAGTCTGGTAATCCAAGTGGATTAGGTCTACCTTCTTTAATACCAACCTCTTTTGACATATTAGCTCTGTATACTTCGTCCCATGCTTTATTAGCATCAACACCAAATACTTCTAAAGTGCCAATGGCAAAAACGCATAAGTCAATGATACCATCAACCATTTCAGGCGCATCTTTTTTATCAAAAGCTTGTTTTGTTTCATCAAGTTCTTCTTGCATCATACCAAGTCTAAACTGCATGAACTTATTAATCTTTCTCCAATCTACGTCGGATTGCAGTTCAGCTTGCATCCATTTATTGACACCATATTTTTTATGCATGTCTTGCATATCTTTAAACCAGTTTGTACTCATGTGAAAAAATCCTCCAAGGTTGCTTGTTCTTCGACCGACCAGCCGACCGAATCTAATATTAATTTAAGTGGTTCTATAAATGTCTTTTCAAATTGCGTATCATAATCAACGTACTTATGTAAGCCAAATTCTTTTGGCAAAGCCTCATGAAATGATATTACATTTTCTTTTATAGCGTTTGGTAATTTTAAATAACAAAATTTTATTCTATCACCATTTGTTACAAGTTCATACTTGTTCTGTAATTTAAGTTTTTTGATATGATGATTAAACAATAAAGAGCCTCTTACATGTATAGGACAGCTTTTTTTGTATATAGTATCTCTAGCATACCAATCTGTAATATTAGTAACTCTTCTAGGAAAAGCTACTTGTTCGGGAGATAACGATTTGAACTGCTGTTTAAATTCTTGAATATAGCTTTGAGTTTCTTTTTCAGTACCAGATATTATTAACTTAAATATTTCTTTAAATTTGCCACGTACAACTTCTGGCGTAGAAGACTTAATTGCTTCAATACCCATAATTTTAAGTTTAGGTTCTTTATATTGTACGCCTTCATTATTGTGTACATTAAGTATGTATCGTTTTTTAGCAGTCCAGATGCCACTATCAGAAATTCCTTCACGAGCCATGACCATTCTTTTTTCATAAGCATTCATATTATCAAATAACTTATCATATGCTTTTTGCAACAAAGGTTCAAAATGTTCTTTGCATATTTTATCGAGAAAAGTAACTGGATTATTTGGCTTGAACTTTTCGACTAATGCTCCAAAGTTAACATATAAAGAATCTGTATCGATAGCAATAACATAATCATCATCTGTTTTAAGTATATCATTCATTCCAGCATTCATGGCTTTTTCAGCCCATTGTATTGCAAGTTGACCTGATTTAGTTACACCTTCAGCTAGCCTGATATCAAAGTAATGAAAATGCTTATTGCCAAGTGCGCCATATAAACTATTAAGTAGAATTTTAATAGCCATCTGTCTATTTTCCAAAGTGTTTATCTCTTTGTCAAGTTCGTCAGCATATTGAACTTGCATTTGTTTTTGAGAAGCTATCATCATCTTTTTAACTGATACGCGCTCGTCATAATATTCTTTAATAATCTGTGGTAATACACCTTGAAAATCTTTACGATATGTTGAACCATTAGCTGCCACTGCATGCTCGCTTTTGACTGTTTGACCAGCTAAATAATATCCTACGCCATCAGTTTCTGATTGACTTACAATAGTTTCTGGAGACATATTATATTGTACAATTAAGTTAGGATATAGAGAATTTAAATCAAAAGATACTACCCATGGATGTCTACCTATTTGTGGTTCTTTAACATAGCCACCTTCAAAAGGTCTGTATGGCATTTCTTGCCTTTGCACAGGAACTACAACTTTACGTTGATTAAGTCTACGATATATAATCGATTCCCATATAGCTGTAACGCCAAAAGTATCTTGATAGTTGACACCGCCTTTATATGCTATAGTCATGGCTAATGTAATCAATCCCATCTTTTCTTCTAGCCTGTCGACAAGTTCTACGTCTTTCATATTATAATCAATATATTTTTGATGATCGTCTTTGTATAAATTTTTAAGGGAACCTGATTCTTCAAAGGATAATTTCTTTTCGCCAAGTACTACATAAGCAATATGGTTTAACGCATACGATTCTTGTGGACCATAACTGTAGCCAAACTTTTGGAATAGCTCCATATAATCTAAGCACTGGATACCAGGGATCTCGTATATAACTTCAGTCTTTCCGCGCTTGACAATTTCACGGGCCTCTAAGTTGAGGCCCCAAGGGGAAAACTTATAAATCTCGCCAATACCTAAAACTTTTGATACTCGATTAACTAAGTATGGCACATCAAAAAATCTTACGTTCCAACCTGTTATGACATCAGGAGTACGTCTTGGATCTGACCAGAATTTTAAAAACTTACTGAGAAGTTCAGTTTCATCTTTACACCGGTAATATTTTACTGGCTTAATTAAAGAGTTAAGTACACTAAAATCTCCATAGCCCCATACATGATATAATTTACTCTTAGAAGATTTATATGTAATTGACAGAACTTTTTGACTTGCCTCACTTGGATGCGGGAATCCATTATCATAGTCTGTTTCGATATCGAAAGTACCTACATCAATATGTTCACGATTAAACTCTATATCTCTTGGAAACTTTTCAGTAATATATTGTTGTATAAATTTTTTGTTACCATAAACATGTCTGCCACCAACATCAAGGTTTTGTCTTAGCCATTGATTTGCTTCATACATGCTAGGAAAATCTAAAGGAGATACTACGTTACCATCAAGGCCGACGTAACCACTTTCTTTTTTAGAACTTACAAAGAACGTAGGCTTAAAATGATCTTTACGCATAACACGTTGACCTGTGTTATCATATCCACGGTAAAAAATATTATTTTTGAATCTTAAAACGTTTGTATAGAATGCCATTATGTAATTATTATACCACACTTTTTCATAAATGTAAACAAGTTTTTATTTAATATGTTAATTAAACTGCGAAGGATTCGCCACAGCCGCACTGTGCTGTGGCATTTGGATTTATTACTTTGAGATAAGAACCGCCAAATTCTGTAACATAATCTACTGTACATCCTATGACGAACATCTCTGCTAGTTTATCCAGAACTAGTATGTCTTCTAGGAGTGTGCCTTTATCTGTTTCATCAGTCATACTCCATTCGTACTGAAAACCAGAGCAACCACCGCCAAGAACTCCAAGGTAAGCGTATCTCTTACCATTTTTCTTGGTGGTGGTTGTTAAATAGTCTTTAGCACTTTCTGTTAAAGTTATCATTTTGGTAATGATGCATCTATCCCTTTAACATATTTATTCATGCCAAGTAGCTCGCCGGTAGTATATTTTCCACCAAATGGATCTATTTTACCATTCATTACTTTTTCTTCAATATCCTTGGCAATTGTAACGACATTAGCTGGCATGTTAGTGTACGGTGCCATTTTTACCATTCCACTCTTCATGTCACCCCAAGTGTCTGATTTTTTCCAAGTTCCATCTAAAACGGCTTGAACTCTTGCCACGTAATATGGAGCCCAGTCATCGATGATGGCTGTAAGTTGAGCTTTTGGCGCGAACTGAATCATATCAGATGCTTGACCAAAAGCCATAACACCAGCTTTTTCTGCGATCTGTAGAGCAGCTGGACTGTCTGTATGTTGAGTAATAATATCAGCACCTTCACTTATCAATACCTTTGCGGCATCGCCTTCTTTTACTGGATCGTACCAAGTGTTAACCCATACAACATCAATGTCAAACTTTGGATTTACTGACGTAGCACCTAAGTAAAATGCATTGATTCCTCTTACTACTTCAGGAATTGGAAATGACGCAATGTAACCGGCTTTACCGTTCTTGCTCATATGACCTGCGATTACGCCTTGAATATATCTACCTTGATAAAATTTAGATGAATATACTGACATGTTATCGTTAGTTTTATAACCTGTTGCATGTTCAAATTTTACGTTTGGAAATTCTTTTGCAACTTTTAACATCGGTTCCATATAACCAAAAGATGTTGCGAAGATTATATCTGTGCCTGAATTTGCCATAGCTCTTATAACAGTCTCGGCTTCTGGACCATACTTAACACTTTCAATAAATGTAGTTTCCACTTTATCGCCGAAAGCTTTTTTAACAGCTAATCGACCTTGTTCATGCATGTAGGTCCAACCATGATCTCCAACCGGTCCTACGTATACGAATCCAACTTTTAGTTTATCTGCAAAAGCTGAAAAACAGAATAAAAAAGACAGTGCTAGCACTGCCAAGTGCTTTAAAGGTTTCATTTTTTCTCCTTATCTTACTCTTGAAACTGAGCCATTTGATTTAGCCAAGAAAGCCTCGAAGTCGACTTTTGGATAATCTTTTTGTAAAGATAAAAAAGCCTTTAGATTAGACTTAGCATCATCAAATAGCCTTATACGTTTATATATCTTTTGATCTAAGTATTTTCTAAAAATAACTTTTTTATTTTCAGCAGCTGGTCCTGAACCTAGGTTACCAGCTCTTTCGACATAGATTTTATCTATATCGATTCCTTGATTTCTAAATGTATCTAGAAATAATTCTTTGTCATCGAAGTTAGGTCTTGCAGTTACTATAATAACTTTTGAACCTTTTCTGGTAGCATTTTTAAGAATGACTTTTACTTTGTTAATCATTCGTGCAATCGGTGTTGACGTCCTGTTAAATACTTCGGCGTTTTTGAATTCACCGAAGTCGAATTCTTCCCCAGCTTTTTTCTTATATAAGTTAAACTGCTGGTTATCCAACTTTTTAATAACTTTACCATTTTTATTAACCACTTTTACTTTCGCTTTAGTTTTAAACATAGTTTCATCAACGTCAAACATTGTAAGACCAATTCCTGAAGCTTCTTCTAAATATGTTAAAAACTTTTCCATTATTAGTATTCTATCATATTTTTAAGTGTTTGTAAACGTTTTTTCACTTAACTTGTTAACTTTTATAAATCTTTTGTATATGGTCCTCAAACTGCTCTACTTTTTCTAATCTGTTTGGCCAAAGGATATACTCTTTCTCTGGATTCTTTTTAAGATTTGTAAGCAATGGTGTAATAGCATTAAATAGTTTATCTAATTTATCTTGTACAGAAGTAGCAGTGGATTGCGATTCTTCTGCTTTTTTGGCTACTTTTTGTACGGCCTCGAGTTCTTCTTCATCTACCGCCGTAAAACCAAAATCGAAATCTAAATCGTCACTCATGCTAGTGCTCTCATTCTTTTTACGAGTCTTCCAGCTCTGTTTGGAACTTGTCTATACCAAGCAGAATCAATCATCTCATCTGCTGCTTTATTCCAATCTCTTGAATCGACGCCGGACTTCATACCTTTAAATTTTGAGAGTCTTGGTCTACCAAGATTAAACATCATGTTTGCTATTATTAGTTGAGCTTCTTCTGGCAATTCATCGAAGTCATCATATAGTATTGCGCAGTCGCTAAGCACTGTTTCAACGTCTTCGTTGAAGGCTTCAATGACTCTATCTTCTGAGATAGGAGTTCCAAGTGCTGCTCCTGCTTCAGGATCACTGTCCCTAACCAAATGACCGATACCGAAAGTAGGATAGCCAAGGTGATCGTTATATATTTCATACTTTACTCCTTCATCCACTTCAAGTTCTTTTCTTAACTGTTCTATATTCATAATAGACCTCCTTACAAATTACTATTTATAATAAAAAAGGCGGGAAGCCCCGCCTTTCTTTATTTGGATATGTAGTCGTTTTCTTCTTCAGTATATGGCCACATTAGTACTTACCGTGATATTCATCTATGGTTTTATCATTCATCTTTTGTAGAATCTGATTATACTCTTTTTGATTATGATGGCCTAAGTGTATTAATTGTTGAGCAACAATTCTATTTGCAGACATCTGTCTAGCAAACTGCCAGTTTTTAATTACACTTTTGAATTTTAACGCTACTGCGTCGCAGAAACTGCAAGCATATGCAGTTATTGTAGTTGTTGTCATTTTAATCCTCGTTATTAATTAATTTTAATTGTACGAGGCTGCTTCTCTTCTGGTAGAATTACTTCTAGTTTGACAGTTAGTATTCCATCAGTCAGATCGGCACCAGTTACTTCGGTATATTCCGACAGTCTGAATGACTTTTCAAACTTACGTCCACTAATTCCTTTATGAACGTATGCATCTGCTTCTCTACGTTTGTCCCTATCTCCTTTGATGGTAAGGATATGTTCCTTCACCTTAATCTCAATGTCTTTTTTATTGAACCC